TTAATTAGAATCATGACTCTTAAAATCCAAACTAACACACCATGTAGTCCCCAACCTCCTCATATGCTAAAACCCCTCACACATCCTAATTTCCAATAAATCATTGTTCAAATAAGAACAATATTCAGGAAAAACTTTCTTTAATAATCCCAATCCTATGAAGTTAGCCTAATTACAAGTACCCAATAGCTCTATAGAAGGATTACAAATATTACGAGGTCTATTCGAGTATTGAGAATATGGAATATACTCATTTTTTAGAAAAAACTCCCCCACCTTTGGAAAACAGCCCATAACTCTATTAATAATATGGCTTAGTCGAAAGTTTTCTTTTCCTTTTTTATATAAATCAGCTTTTTATTTATTGGTACTTCTAATATGTAAATCATAAGCTGTAGAATCGTAATTATCTTTAGACATAGACTTAAATTATCTTATAAACATTTCCGGGACTTTAAGGTCTTTATACCATTTAGAAAACTCGGATAGGACTTAAGTATCAAAACGACAGAAACTACCTCCTTATCTAGTTATAATGGCGGTGATAGCATTCAGCGGACACTTGCCGTACATGGCATATATATGACTAGTTTGTTACTAAATCCCCAAGCTAAATTTAGAAGGGTTCTTGTTACACTAACAGTAAGGTAAATAAAAATCATAAACTTACTAACCGTTTTAAAAATATAACTACTTTTTTGTGATGGGATCAAAGAATTCTAATTTCGTCAGAACAGAGGAATTAGCTGAATTGAACTCATATGCACTATGATCATTCTTATGTAAAAACTCGGTCTTCACATCCATCCCACCTACTACACCTTAATCAGGATTTAATCCTGCGTATTTAGCCACGTACCTTTATATAGAAGCGAAAATTATGGAAACTTTAGTAGATATATACTCCTCATTCATATTCAAATATTAACAAATTAACATTTATATTACAACAGGAACGCAAGCTGGATCTAAGAGTACCCTAAATATATAAGCCCCCAGCATCTCATCCTATTTGGCCATTATTTTATAATGATGAGGTATTCTAGAATCAGTAAAAATAGAGCGAAACCAAAGAGGTTTATCGTACATATAAAAATCATACGACCGTTTATCACGATTACTGGAATGTTATATAAATCTAAGACACGTTTCAAGTTACTAACTTAATTCTCCGTAAAGGTCACAAGGCACTATAAGTCCAAATTTTTTAACTGACTAGTCATAGAAATTCTCATAAAACCTACTCAGGATTAAAACTTTATTAGCTTAGGATATAGGAAGGGTTGATTATAACGAACGGAGCGGATCAAGATAAGATTACAAACACTTACCGAATATCGTATCGACTATATGAACTCGAGGAGGATAGCCGACCTCGCCTATGGCCCGGGATAAAAGGACCAAACTACAGTTAAATCCAATTTATTTTTTATAGACCTCCTGAATATGGGAATCTCCTGGATTGTAATCTATACCCCAATTAACTCTAGGCACACTAACCTACCCTTCAGAAGTATGGATAGTGGCAGTGACACCTGTATATGTTACATGGCCCTCACCTTTATATAAGGAAATACCAATTCCTTAATAATCATCTACGATCAATCCAAACACTTAAGTCACCAATTTTTTCTTAAGATGTTACTATATTATACCATATACACTTTTTGGCTCATCCTCTGAATGTTACTAAGCTGGAACGGGATCAGTTGCTATTAATTTTTATTACTTAGTTTTTGGATTATTAATTATTGTATCGATAGAATTATTTTTTTTTTACATAGATAGTAGAATATTGGTAGCATTAATATATGCATGCCAACCAGAACGCTCAGTTTAAATATAGACCTACGTGTTGGTTGAAGAATTTACACGGTTTGAATCAAACCGAGTTGCTTCTACTTTTATCCCCACAAGAAACATCCAGTCAATGAATTCTTATATATCCCCATTATGTAACGCCAGATGATAATAATCTACTTGACCATTTTTTAGCTCATAAATTCGGAAAATTTTATTTATAAACAACCTGTATTTTGAGTCTGCAGATAATGATAACAACTTCTATCTAACCTAAGCTCCGTAGTGTTTGAAGGTAACAAAACACTCATGAATGTTGTCTAAATCAGAATATAAATCCTCTATTTTTAAAAACTTAGGTTATATTACCCCTGTAATGTAGCCCATAGCCATCGTGAGACAAAAATCTTTTCTCTCTTTTCCGATATTGAAGTCAGGCATACTCATAAAATAATCTGGCCCAGTAGCCTAAACATGAGGCTTCTAATGGCTAGTTACATGAAGCCCAGCTACGGAACCTTCAATGTACATAACAGCCCTCAACAAACTAGTTCTAAGATAAATGAAAACCCTGATTATTTTATTGAGCAAGTAAATAACATCATTGTATATGCTGATTATCATTCTTTAATAACCTGATAATCCAAGAATTGACCAAACTAAAAATAAAGTGAAACCAAAGGAGAATTTCAAATACCTTTTAAAAACACGTCTTATCACACACATTATAAAATAATCTGACACAAATAATCCTATAATGAAAAGTTAGAAAGGATCAGTATAAATCTAAGGAGGAACAAAAAAGCAACTCAATATTAATCCTGCGAGATAAAAGCTAAATTATAACTAATAATACAAAAAACCAAAAATATATGGCCAGATGAATAAGAGCGCCATAAATACCATAGAAATAAACACTTTAAATAATTATACTATATACATAGTTCTGGTCCTATCTAAATAAAAAATATAAACAAGAGTCCAAGGTGAAAAGAAAAAAGACAAACCAGAATAATATAAACCGTCGAACAAACTAAAAGTAGATGTTTTATAATTTTAGAAAGTATAAAGAAGGAAAAACATACTCAGCAATCTATTAAAACCTTCAATAAATGTATCTACAAAAAATATAGGGATGGTGAGAACTAATAAATGCAATAAGGCATATATATCTACCCGATTTTAAGCCCCTACTATAGAGGAGTTAAATGATCCCACTATAGAGGATTTTTTAGTATTACGAATGCTCTAGATCATCTTCCTAATTTTCCTCTTCAACTAAAAAACATTATCATCTAATTAGCTACGGAATTCCTCATACATCTTAGTAATGCAGTATTCATCAACATTACTAAAAGAATTATCTACGTAATACTAAACTCTTTATTTCAACTACTTTTTTACTATACTCTTGTGAGAACAAGATTTAGAACCTACAATTCCTTAACAATCCTCACGTTATCTAGGAAACGCCATCTAAGAAACGTCCACATTCACTTTAACAACAGAGGTATAGTTCATCCTATAACAATGAGAAAAAGACTCGTCCAAGGAAATTATACCATCTCCAGTCTACAAGAATTCAGATCTAAAATCCACAAATTCTCGCACATTGATATATATTTTTTTAAAAATTAATTTCGACGCAATTAATCTTAAAGGTATAACTCTACACAAGGTACCTTCAACAAGGTACAAATCTGAGCTATTGCATGTTAAATCGATATACGAATTAAACATCGGCATGGTGTTAATAATTAAACTCCATACAACGGGCTATCACTAGCCTTTCTCTCTATAAATTAAAACATAAATTAACCAAATAGTAGAATAACTCAAAAGAATAGACAAACAAACGTTTAATGCAAGACGTATTGCAAAACGAATGAAGACTAAAACAGATGAGTATATATATACTATAACTACCTAATAAATGTTCCGTACTACCAGACCTAACTGACAATCCATAACGAACTACAATATGAAAATCAAATAGCTCACATCCTATTTCACAAAGATCCATTATCTGAATAAGTAGGCCACCACTGAAAAGCGCCGTGATCCTATACAAATGTATAACGGCTACTAATACTAGGGACATAACTCCGTATCACAACGAAGCCGGGACATGCCACCACCGAATGGGGCTCATGGACACGAGGAGGTTGATTTACCCTCCCTTTATAGTAGAGATTGGTCTTTCTACACCATCATTACCCAACCATCCCTATAAAGGGGGCTGCTGATATAACAACGTACTATGAAAGACAGATGGAAAT